TGTTATCTCTTGTTGCTCTAATGTAATGACTGATCCCGTTTGCGGTGCATCGTCAACCTCTAGTAAAATATTATCTCCGGCATCAGTTGATGAACTATCTGTTCCGTTTAGTACCAGATATGGAGTATCCTCTATACTCCATACTGAATCACCGTTTGGTGCGGTTTGTTCTGTTTTTACATCATCCAGATATAAAGTTAAAGTATCAGTAAGAGTGGATGTATTGTTAAGACTGAAAACTCTTGTCACTCCATTACCAACAAAAAAATCTACTCCCTTTGTTTCTAAAATTATATCTAACTGCTCTTCGGTAAAATTTGTATCCGACTCTAAAATAATCGTATCTGTCGTTACATCTGAATCATCCAGTGTTCCTGTCTCTTGAGTAAACCCACCACCAACGACTGCCACAAAACCAGTGGCCGTGATAGTATTATCGTCCGCTGACGGATCTGTAAATGTTAATGTATCACCAACTTGATATCCTGTTCCAGCATCGTCGATGACGACACCCGATACTCCACCCGATTTAATTATATCTACAACTGCTTCAGCATATTCATTACCTAAAGTCTCTATCGTAATTGCTTCACCAGCATCATGAAGTATACCATCATTTGTTATCGTACCACTAGCAAATATTGCTGCTATAGTGAAAGAGACATCTACATCTCTACTCGTTGAACGACCTTTAATCACTTCGCCAGTAACAAAAGTACCAACTACATTTTGAATTTGAAATTCAGTAACCGATGTAGAGCCCTGTAGTAATGTCGTTGATTCTTTAACATTTGCAGTTGCACCAGAAGTTTGCCCTGTAATTTTTTCACCAACAACCTCTTCGCCGCGCACCCCAGAAAAAGCAGATGCTCGTATAATTTGATTTTCTATCCAGTTTCCATCTGAGGGTCTCATCATATATTCTGTTGGATATATTACGTTTGCATCTTCTCCAAGAAGTAAACGCATAAAAAGTTTATGGCCCTCAGACGTTCCTTTTGCAGAATAAAGATCTCTAATATTTTTTAGAAGATTTCGTTTTGATGTATTGGTTGCAAGAGTAGATGGTATGGATTCCATAAACGAATCACGCATCTGGTCAAGAAAATCGTAAATAGTATTATCTACATCTGCGTAGTCTAATAATTGCTGAATGTTCTGAACTGGATTAGCACGATATTTTGTTATCGTTGCTGACGAACCAGAAGTTCCACCAGTGATCGTTTCATTAGTAATAAATTTTTGTTGTGAACTAACATACAGAACTGAATTACGAGAATCCTCTACGAGAATCGTTGCAGTTGCATTTGATGTTGCACCTGTAATAGTTTCTCCATTCGTAAACTTACCAGTGAACGAATCATCTACTATTCTCTCACCATCTTCTGATAAAATATATTCTGATGTGGTTGTCTCTAGTCGAACATAATCGGTGATAACATCTACTTCAAGTTTACCAGCTTCCAAAAACCGATAATAGTCTTTTAAAAAATTTACAAACAGAGGATGGTCTTCTTGAACAAAGTCAGGCACCTGTCCTTCTATAAGTGGAGAAATCTTCGTCAGAAAATTAGATTTTTTTTCGTGAGACATTTATCAATAAGCCGATGAAGTTGGATCCGATGAAGTTGTTGATACTGTTGTAGTCGTAGTGGTTCCAGTAGTGGTTGTTGTGTAACCTACACCACTCGTAGCCGCAGTATCCACTCTGCCCAACACTGTGCCGTTTACTTCATCTATCTCCAATACCTGATTACGCACTGGAACAATATCATTAGAGTCTGGAATAGCAGTGATGCGAATTCGTGTTGATGCTGCACCGTCAACATCTGATACGGCTGAAATGTAAATGGGTTTTATGGTAATTAATCCCTTTTCATAATCTATCGTTCCACCATTATTAGAGTAAACAGTTTTTACACCAGATTTCATATAATAAATTCTTAACGTTCCTTCAGTAGACCAACCAGCTTCTGTCATATCGCTAAAAAAGTATTCTTCTACTTGCCCACTAATACTAAAACCTGTAGATTCAACAACATTATTTTGTGCATCGTATTGATGGTCAAGTGCATTACTAAAGTCTATCGTATATCCTGTGACGGCAGTAGTAGTAGGTGTTATATATTGAGCCATTGTTACTGTTGTCACGTTACTCAATATTGAATTATCGCTATCATCTATAAGACTTGTTAATTTTGAGTGACGAAATATAGAATTAAAACTTTTCAAATCTGAATTATTAAAATTGGATAGTGTAGTAGAAACTAATGACTCTAAAGTTTCTTTTGAATTAGTCGTTGTACTCGAATCATATTGAAAGACTGTGTTAAGAATTAAATAAGTTGTAATCGGATCTACAATTACTGGAGTTATGGACGCAACCTTATAGGGTTTTAAATCTTTTTCAAGTTGAAATTTTTGAGCAGTAGTCATGTTTTCACCAGTAGTTGTTTTAATTGATATGAAAATTTTTCCATATTCTGGTGTGGAACTTGTAAGTCCTGTTGCCAAATCAAAACTACCGTCTTCACCACCCCAAACAGAAACCGCTTGTGTATTTGCAAATAATTTTTTAACATATACTTTATAATCATCAGCTGTTACTGCTCGACCTTGTGATGCATAATCTAACGGTGCATTTAATTTAATAGATGAAATTGATTCACCTTCTGCACCACCACTTGCAGTTACATTTACAATCACTCCTACATTTGTTACTCCATCAATTGCTGAAGGTGAGGTAAAAGAATTTGCACCATTGGCTGCACTCTTGTTAGTGACAACATATTGCATGATAACGATGTTGCTGTCGGATAAAGCTTTACTCACGTTACCGTCACCAAAATAAATTTCAAATTTACCAGCCTCCACCTCTTGTAGAAAATACACTTCACTCGTTGTTGTTAGTTGAGTTATGTCAGTTGCTTTCGTAAATGTTGTTGACGTTGTATCCGATGAAGAATTTTGAACCTTGACTGTTAGTGTAGTAGTGTCTGATCTAGGGTCAACTAGTAAAAATCTTTGGTCTGGGTTAGAAGTATCTACCACATACTTTGTGGTTACATACGTTCCTTCATAAATATCAACTTCGGGAAACGGAATTGAGTTACCAGTGTTAGAAGCAGTTATATCCTTTACTGTGACGAATTGATAGTCAACATCATCTATCTTTGTTGTAAAGACAGTTCCAGCTGGCATTGTTTTGTTTGCATCTGTAGTATTTAAAGTAATACTAATAACCGCCTTTGCAGCTCTTGGAGAAGAAACTTCATATCCCAACATCTTTGCGTGTGATACTGCACTAGACCGTAAAGATGTGCTATCAAGGAACATTTCATTTGCAAGCATATTCGCATTGAATCCAAGATAGTGGGTGTTGTATGCAAGGGTATCCAGTAGAACACTCATTCCAGAACCTTCAAAGTCATAATCTCTAAATTGGGTTTGTGCCTTGAGGAAGGTTTTTAAATTATCCTTTATTTCATCAAAGTCTAATTCTGTTACTCTAAGTCTTGAGGGGTTTGTAGCCATTATCGTATTCTCTCCAACATAACTGTTAAGTCAACTAATTCTGTGGGAGTATTCACGACATAAAATTCTACTGACACCTCATACGCATTGCGGTCATAATCAGGATTTGCACGAACACTTACTAATCGTGCTCTTGGTTCAAAGTTATTGATAACATCTTCGACTTTCTTTGTTAACTGTGCAGCAACAAACGGTGTCATCAATTCAAACAACATTCCCCTAACACCACTTGATATTTCTGGATGAAAGGGTTTTTCATAAGGATTCAATAGAACAAGATTACGAACCGATCTTTTGACTGCCTGTACGTCTGTTATTGTATTAACATCATTACTGGGTATCTTTCTCTGAAAAAATAAATCTAAATCTATATATCGTCTTGTATTACGACTAGAAGTATTTTGTGATTGTGCGTCATAGACAGCCATTTATAGGGAGCTCCCACTTATTATTATTATTCTTTTATTTATATGAATGAGTTAAATACTTTGTTATTTTAATCGTGATTGTCCAACGCTTCGCATTACTGCAAGTTGCGCCTTTGTAACCGCCTTCCTTGCTTTTAAATCTTCATCCCCTCCAGTGGGTTTCCCCCTTCTGAAATCAGAAACAGAATAAGTTGGATCTTTTTTAAGTTCTCTTGTTAACTCTTGATTTTCTTTCTGTAGTTTTTTAAATTGATTGTATTCTGCGTCCGTTAATCCCATCCTTTCTGCTGGAGTAAGTTTGATTGCGGGCGGGCTGGGATTAGTATCAACTGTATCCTTTTCTGTATCTTCTTTTACTATGTAACCTTGTGGTTCTATTGCTTCATCTCTATATGTTGTTGTTGAACCACCACCAGTTGTTGTAACTGTTTCTGTCTTACTATAAGTAATCAAAGTTTTCTTTGTTTCTACACTTTCTTTTGCAATTTTCTTGAGTGCATCTGTTGTTTCTTTATTAATTTCATCGCTCATTAGTTCTTCAATATCATCATCATCTGCCTGCAAAACTTCTTTTGCCTTTTCAACAACGTCACCGCCTGCAGCGGGTATGGTGAAGTTAGGAATCTCAGCAGATATTTTTTTTCCAGCTTCAAAAGCATCGTTCGCCTGAGAAACAAGGTCATCTAATTCAACTCCCTGTGCAGATAGACCACTTCCAAATTTTGATTTAAGTGATGCAAGAGCAGTGGTACGACTTGAACCAGCCAATGATTGTAATGAGGTAAGTTCCGCTTGTAAATTAACATCAGGTAAATCGGGTAACTCAGGAATCATTGTTTTTAGTTTGTCACCAAAAGTTATTAAATCAGATTTTAATGTAGCAGTTAAAGTTGATGCGTCTACTTCCATATTGGATTTCAATGTATCTTTCATACCACTAAGTTTTTCTCTTGCGGCATTAAAGTCAACATTTGAGCCTGGCAAGTTTGCAGTTGTAAAGTTAGCCATTATTCTTCCTCTTTCTTAATTGTACACCAGCATTAAATACATATTTGGATTGTGCGGCTTCTCTTACCGCAGTCTCCATACCATTCTCGAAATAACACTCATCACCATCATTATCAATCACACCAACAATCGTACCCTTGATTCCTTTTGCCATTTGTTCTGCACTCAACAAACTCTCTGCTGGTAGGTACGCTTTGTATAAGTTTCCCCATTCTGGATTTGCTTGAGTGATGTCGTGAAAGACAACGATATATTTATCTCTACTCATCTGCATCCTCTATGACCATTTTTAATCTCCAACAATTGTATCTGCTGCAGCATATTGATTAATATCATCTCCCGTCCATCCTACTACATACAGTTTAGAACCAGTATCACCAAAGCAGAAACCTCTTGCTTTAGTCTCTTGATCGAGTACACTAAACGATTTATCTGAATAAGATGCTGTTGAAACGTCAAATGCTGTTGTTAGTGTATATTGAAATATAGTTGGATCAGTATGTCCGTTTAGAACAAACATGAGAGTACCATCTGAATTAAATTGTACTGCTGATGGTCTAGTAGATTGAGAACTAACGCTGAATAGTTGAGAATATGATGCTGTTGAAAGATCAAATCCAGTAGTTAATGTATATTCATTAATATCGTCACCTGTCCAACCTGTAATATACATTTTAGTTCCGTCATTATTAAATGCCAAACCATAAGGTAGATTTTCTTGAGGTTGTATATTAAGACTTCGTGTAAAAGATGCTGTTGAGAGATCAAATCCAGTAGTTAATGCATATTCATTAACAAGGTCTTGACCTTGACCTAACATAAACAGTTTAGTTCCGTCTGTATTAAATTCTATACTATTTGCCGCATTATCTCCTTGCGTGGAATCTACAACACTAATATCTAAAGTCCGAACAAGAGTTATTGTTGAAGCATCAAATGGTGTTGATACTGAATATTCATAAACATTATCATTAGCTCTACCTAACAAAAACACTTTAGTTCCATCGTTGTTAAACTTCACATCTCTTACATCATTATCAGTACTAGATTGTGAATCTGATACACGAACAAAAGCTGCTACTGAAATGTCTTCAGTAACAGTTGAGCCAATTAACCCAACATTTACATTACCAGAACCAGAGGCAGTATGACCACAAGTGGCTGCATCTCCAGCATTGCAAACTGCGATACCACCAATAAAAACATTGTTAGAACCAGCGACCATTGTTGGTGAGTCATGCGGTGAATCACCATGAGATGTTACGGAATCACCATGAACAATAACCTCTTCACCATTTGCAAGCACAGTAGTTTGCGATTTAATTAAAGCACCTCCTGCTGAATCTGTTGTATCTCTACATATACCTGGCATATTCTTTCCTATGGGTTTAAGTTAATCTTAGAACCAACAATCGTTGCCTCACCTGTTGAAGTGATGTTACAAGTTGTTTCGGTTTTGATGGTCATTGCTTTTGCAGATCTCATGTCAAGTTTATCTCCAGCCTTCATTGACACGATTCCAGATGCGGTGCTGATTTGAAAATCTGTTTCTGCAAATGCAAAAATATCTCCTTCTAAAGAGCCCATTGATAAATCTTTAGTTACACTCAAGTCATATGAACCACCAATACTTCTCGTTTCTTTTCCCAAGATTGTATAATCAACATCTTCTCCTACACGAGCCTTGATTGCTCTATCAATGTTAAACGCATAGTTGCCTAATATTTGTTCTGCTCGGTTCTTTCCAATCTTGACCTCATGTTCTCCATGTATGTTCTGACTGTAGTTTCCCTCAACCTCTAATGCATAATCTCCCTTGACTAACTCACGCACGTTACCATCGTAAGTAATGTTCGCATCACCGACTACCAGTATGCTTGACTTGCCTGCAATAATCTCGTAGTTGTCTCCTATGACTTTGACCATCTTACTTCCGTCTGGATGTATCTCTTGGAAAGTTCCTGTGGAGTGTTGCTGCATTAGGCGTTCACCGCCAGGCGTATCGTCTATCTCATGGATATGTCCAGCTTCACTTTCATGAACATGGTTGTAAGGATACTTTGCAGATGGGTATGGATCAGGAAAAGAGTCAGCAATATCTGCTCCAACTTTAAAGTCGGAGAGTTTATTCGGGTCTCTTACGCCTATGACACTTTTGGGATGGAGTTCATTCCAAGTAGTGCGTTCTTCAAGAGTAGTGCTATCCGATACTTCTGGTATGTGCGGTTTAATTGCGATAGGAATATCATCTTGTTTAAGTCGCCTTCGCAGTTTCAATCCTTCATGTTCTTCTGAGTCAATTCCTCTTGCTAATCGGCTGACATCACTTTCCGAAAGTCCATGACCAGAATAAATTTTGGATTCATTAGGATATGTACCTGTAAGATCGTTAAACCCTAGTTTGGTATCGGGAAGTTCTTCTGGGTAGCCGGGCAAGGTGCCCATGATAATCGGTTGTTGCTTCTCTCTTGCGTCACGAAAGAAACCGACAACCCAACTACCTTCAACAAGAAAAGAGGGGGTGTTACCTAATCCTTGCATTGAAGGATCGGTAACAGGATGCATAACATGAGCCCACGGCAAATCTTTGGTGGGTATGAGTACTAAGTCTTCGGTGTGATATCCTAGACAGCGAACTTGAACTCTGCCAAGTTCAGCAGGATCATTACGATTTTCTACGACACCAACGAACCAGATGAAACCATCTAGCCCCATGAAATATTGTTCTGCCATGTGGACTCCCTATAATATTATATTTATAAGGAAGGTCAGATATATTTCTCCACCATAGTTTGCATTATTTGATTTAGGTTTGGTTGTGTAGAAGAGGATTGATCAACTTGAATATTTCCAGCAACCATAATCCGCTCACTATTGGATTCCGATTTTGGAACGGAATGTTGAACCCAGCTAGGAAATATAAGAATGTCATCCTCTTTTGGATAGACATCAAAAGGAGCTTCTTCTCCTTGTTCAATTATATCTTCAAATCGAAAGGGTGACGCATCGGGTGGTACTTCAAGATAATAACACCAACTCCATAAGCTGCCCCAATGGTTATGCTTCTTTGTATATTCACCTTTACGATAAACCGCACCCCAGCACTCATGAGTAAACATCGGTACTGGGCCTGCTTCGGTCATTTGCCTTGCAATAGCTTCTGCATAGATTGAAAGTTCTTTAAATTCTTTATACTTCTCATGCATGAACCAATCGGTCATATCTGCCTTGACGTTAGACGAATGGTTTTGATCATCACCACGATCAAGTATAATGTGAGTAAGGGATTGTCGGGTGTTGACATCAAGCTTCAACTTTCGCAACTCAATCGGATTACGAATAGCTGCTGGTAATGTCAGAGGAAAATCAATTTTGTAATCAGATGAACCAACTGTACATCTTCGGGTAAGTTTATTCCCCATGATTAATAATATAGATCACAATACAAGCACCAGCTAACAGTCCTAAGCCATTGTGTCCCATAACAAATAATTCTTCCATTTTAAAAGTCCGTATAGATATTTCCAGAAACCATGATACGATCATGATCACATTCTTGCTTATAGACCTCATGGGATATCCATGCAGGCCATAGAACGATTTGTCCTGTCTTGTGTGGAACTTCGTGATCACCATCCAACGTAGGAAAGTATAACGGTACGCATTTCTCACACGCCTTCACGCAATAGCAATAAGACCACAATGCAGGCCAATGGGTATGCATGTCGGTAGAATCACCTTTGCTGTAAATCAATCCCCAAGACTCCAGAACCTTTAAAGGAATTTCTTCGGGGGTTCCTTTCTCGTCAGTGCGAGTTGCAAGGGGAAACTTTGTCGCAAAGTCCAGTACTGCATTATTTAATAAAGCAAAAGAATCATATGACTTGTGCATCTTCCAGTGTGTTCGATAACACTTCGCAGCTGATAACGCACCCTGACCAGACTCTCGAATATCTTTTTCGAGATGCTGGTTGAGTGCTTCCATGTCAGCGTTCCCATCGATACTCCGTACCTTGACAGGAAACTTTTCGGTGAAGTAATCCCACGAAATTATTGCTGGATTCATATTAATGAGTCCAATTGTAAAGTATAGGAACAGACCATTCAAAGAGTCCGATGCCTATCATTATTAAAATGATTAGCAATCCTACATTCAGTACTGTCCAGATGGAACCCAGAATCAACCATCGTAGTATTCGGGGTAGGGGTTCCTTTTTCACCCCCGCCCAGTTTTGAGGGGGGTAGGCTTCGGGTGGATATACGTTCATAGATAATTAATTCCTGATAACATAAACATTATAATAATAGCAATCGTACCGACTAGAAACATTAGTAAAATAAAACTCACTAGTCGAATGTCTCTTTTAAATCTCATGAGATATTCTGTAGTGCCCAGTTTCTCCAGTATCCTGTTGATAAACTTGTGTCCTTCGATTCCAGACCGTCATTCGCATTAACAATCACTTGGTATTCTTCATACCATTCATCAATAACACGATCAGTGATATCCTC